TATGAGAAAATTGTCACAAAATACGGTATAGAAGGTGTAAATGATGTAAAAGATATCACTGTGGCGGGAGTGGACGGTCTTGGAGATTCAGATGTTACTCCAGAGTATAAAGTAGCAATGTCTAACTTCAGAGCTAAGACAAAAGAAGCGGAAGAGACACGATTAGCGAGTATTAAACGGCAATGTAAGGCTCTTGCACAGGATAGTGTCCCTGAATACATCAATTATCCTGGTACATTAGTGGAAACAGTGCAACGTAGATTCTCAGACCTACCGCACGCATCTACTTTAACTAAGTATCATATACGACAATATCGTGCATCTACTACACCGAAGATTGATATTAAGGTAAAAATAGGTTGTAAGGTTGTAGAAAGTGGTTGTGGACACATTACTTGTAATGCACCAGCTACTACAGCAGGTAGTACAACTAATAATGGTGATGGATCTACAACTACCAAGACATATACCATGTCTGGTCTACTTGGACCAGGAGCAGGTGACTGGGAAGCAAGTGGTACTTTGTTGATGCTTAACGATTTATCGCAAGGTGCTATAAATATGAGTGCATGTGTAGAAGCATATGGCAATCCATTTGACATTTCATAAAAACGGAGTATAATATATGGGAGCACAAAAAGCTGCATACTATAAAGGATCATGCACTGGGCATGGTACTGTAGTTTCTGGCAACGTACATGGCGTTTATTGCTGTACTTGTAATTGTCCTTCTGCTTCTCCAAAACCTTTATCCGCAGTAGGCGGTACACATAAGGGAGGTGGAGTGTTACAGTGGGAACCAGAACCACAGTTACCTAAGACTCCTAAGAATCCAACGGTGTGGATTAATGACATTTGTCCTATTATTGACAAAGATGAGTTAATCAATCATCCTTGCACATCAACCAACAAACACGCTCATGCTGGATGTAAAAATCCTCCTCCACCAGATACCTGTAATGGTAAGTGGCTTACCAAAGAAGATAGACGTGATGGTGGAAAACATAAGCGTGTATCCCACGCAACCACTAAAACAGTGTATATCATGGGAAAATTGGCAAACCGATACGGTGACCCTCTAAATGGTGGAATTTCAGGTGAGTGTCCATCTCTTATTGCAGGTGCTTCCCCTAACGTTTTTATTGGAAATTAATTATGGCTAAAATGGTCGCATGGAAGACCGAGGGTTATGTGGAATCAAAACCCAAGAAAACCCGTCAAGGGAAAGGCAAGCACACTAAATATGCTTCTTCTTCCCGTAACAAGGCTCCAAAAAGAAGTAGAGGTCAGGGCTGATGTACTACCAAGAGGCAAATCATTCTTGTTGCCCATCACGAGGTAAGTTAGTTCATTTAAAAATACAAGCTGCTATACGTGAGCATGGTAAGTTAAATGACATAGCTTACCTGGGTTATGAAATTGAGTGCGGTGAGCACATGTATAATATTGGTGGTCATATAGTCAAAGCATCAGAAATAGAAGAATTTGAGCAGGTACCAGAATAATGGGATTAGCACTAGCATTAAAAGAAGGGACTAAGAAGTCCCATTCAGCAGCAGAAAACACTAAATTCGTTGCTGGATTCCTAAAGGGGGTTTTAGACCCTGAGCAGTATCGTCAATTGCTGACTAATTTCTATTATGTCTATCAGACGATGGAGAATCAAATTAGAGACTCCAAAGACCCTTTAGTGCAAAAGATATGCTATCCTGAATTGGAGCGTGTTAATGGACTGGAGAGAGACCTTAGATACTACTATGGTCCTCAATGGAGGTCTTTACAAATACCTTCTGAGGCAGCAAACACATATTGTTATAGAATTAACGAAGTTGCGAATGATAATCCATATTTACTAATAGCACATCACTATACCAGGTATATCGGTGATTTGTCTGGAGGACAGATTTTAAGAGGAATTGCTGAAAAAGCACTAGATCCACCTAGAGGTGAGGGTTTACACTTTTATGACTTTGAAAAAGTCAGTGATACCAAGGGTTTTAAGGCATCTTATAGAGAGACTTTAGATTCACTTGGTTTAGATGAATCTCAGACCAACGCATTGATTGCAGAGGCAAATTATGCATTTAGGTTGAATATGTACATATTTGACGAAATTCAAGGGTCTGCGACTAAAGGTTTACTGAAAACATTATTTGGGTTTATTAAAAATGTCGGAAGAGTTTAACCGCATTGCTAACGCACTTGAAAGGATTGCAAATTCTTTAGAGCATTTGCATATTGAACAAATAGATCATGCTCATATTGATGATATTGGTGAAATTCATGGAGATGTAACCACTCATCCTAAACCTTTTTAGAAAACTCCGATAAATAATAAGAGTTACATTATGATTAGTGACCTATAGAGCACTTCCTGAAGGATTATTTGTTTCAGATAGTCTAATAGCAGGACAAGGAATATTCACAAGATATGAATTGTCCCAAGGCAAAGAGCTTGGTATGTCACATTACCTTGAAAACGACGAGATATACAGAACACCGTTAGGTGGGTTTATTAACCATAGCAATAATCCTAACTGTGAGAAGTATAAAGTCGGAAACAAATATTATGTTAAGACTATTAAGTCTATAGGTCATAATGAGGAACTATTTTTGAGGTATACTTTCTATGAAGTCTAATGGCACTCAAACCGATTACTGGTAAGGATTTTGCGAAATCAAGGAGTTTTAAGGATGTTCCTGTCGGTTTTACGAAGAACCCATTTACGAAAGATATTACTTCAGTTAAAAATGATTCAGCAATAAAGCAATCAGTTAGAAATATAATACTAACAGCACCTGGAGAGAAACCATTTCAACCAAATTTTGGATCTAGAGTCTCAACACTATTGTTTGAGCCTTTGGATCCCTTTTTAATTGATACGATCCAGAGTGAGATACTAAATACATTAACGCAACACGAGCCACGTATTCAAATTACTAGACTTGAATGCAAACCTGATTATGATGACAACTCTATAACAGTTGACCTAGAATACCAAATAATTGGTCTTCCAGTGATTGAGAATATTTCCCTAGTCTTACAGAGACCATAATGCAACCGAATAATTTAACAGCATTAGATTTTGCAGATATCAAGTCCTCAATTAAGGCATATCTGCGAACTCGTAGTGAATTTTCAGATTACGACTTTGAAGGGTCGGGTTTATCGTATCTTATTGATACTCTTTCTTATAACACTTATTATAGTGCATTCATGGCGAATATGTCAATGAATGAGGCATTTATAGCATCATCTACTGTAAGAGATAATATTGTCAATATTGCAAAACTATTAAACTATACACCCAATTCCGTTGTTGCTGCTAAGGCATACTTAGAATTAGAGATACAAACTGAGCAAACTGCTGGTGCTTGGCCTGCTTCAGTTTCCCTAGCAAAGGGATCTGTTGCAACTGGTGGTAACTATACCTGGAATAGACTAGAGCCATTCACTGCTGAGGTTGATCAGACGACAGGAATTGCAACATTAAAGTGTGTGCTTATACAAGAAGGTAGTATTATCAACTATGCGTATACTGTTAACACATTTGCAAAACAGAATTATGTGGTACCCACTGCTGATGCGGACATTGCCACTCTAAAAGTTAGTATTAGAGCAAACGAGAGTAGTACTAGCTCCGATGTTTATAATAAAGTGGAGAATGTTACCAACGTAACAGCAACTGATAGAATTTACTTCTTATCCGAAACGGAAGATATGAGGTATGAGTTGACCTTTGGTGATGATGTAGTAGGTAGAAAACTAGGTGATGGTGAGGTTATTGACCTTGAATACCTAGTAACAGCAGGAAAAGATGCAAATGACATAACAGACTTTGCGTTTATTGGCGTACTTACTGATAGTAACGGTTCAAACTACTCCGCTTCTGACGTAACTGTAACTGTTAAGAATACATCCTACGGAGGTTCTGACGAGGAAAGCGTTGAATCTATCAAATATAACGCACCAAGATACTATTCTGCTCAATACCGTGCGGTTACTTCAAAAGATTATGAAGTTATCATGCAGAAGATTTACGACAACGTGTCAAGTGTTGTTGCTTACGGTGGAGATGAATTATACCCACCAGTATACGGAAAGGTTTACATTGCAGTAAAAACTAAGACGGGATCAAAATTAAATGATGCTACGAAGATAAACTTGTCTAAGCAATTAAGAGCTTATGCAATGGCATCTATTGAACCTGTTGTAACAGACGCTGAGAGCATTTACGTCTATCCTAAAGTCTTTATTACTTACGACCCTGCTTGCTCCGCTAGAAGTGTCTCTGCTATTGAATCAAATGCTCAGGGTGCTATCAATGATTGGGCAGTTGCTTCTAAAGTTAACAACTTTAACAGTTCATTCAGTCTTGCGAAATTCCAAAAAGCAATTACACTTGCAGATAAGTGTATTGCGGATGTTTCGACTCAAGTATCACTTGTAAAATACATTACACCAAAAACAGCAGAAACTAATACTTACTGTATATCTACTGGTGCTCCTATCTACGATAGTGCTCCAGGTAAGACTTCTAACGCAGATGGTTGTGTTAAGGAGCCAGTTGTTGTTTCTGGTAGGTTTAGACTAGCAGATCGTCCTACTGTAGACCAGTATTTTGAAGATGATGGATTTGGTAGCTTAAGGACATATTATAATAGTGGTAACAGAAAGGTTATTACTAATCAATCTGCTGGCACAATTAATTACAGTACTGGCGATATATGCTTTGGACCTGCAAATATAACAGGTGCATCAGGTAAAAACCTATCAGTTTTAGCAGGTACTGCTGTTGATACTGATGCTGACGGTATATTTGAGGGTGGAACAGTGGATACATCTGCTAGTGCCCTTGGAAACTTAGGAGATTTGAATATTCCTGTGCAAATCATACCTTCAAACGCATCTCAGATACCTACCCCAAGTCCTGATACAATTATTGGAGTTATTAACCCAACTATTGATATTGGAGCAATTGGATCAACTCCACCTACCAGTATCCCACTAAATAGTCTTACGCCAACTATTTTTGAATCTTCGAGTACACCATTGACTCTGAATCCTATTATTATTACCAACTCTGGCAGCACAACTACACAATCTTGTTTCTAAGGTATAATGACGACAAGTAGTAAGGTATCGCAAGCGATAGCAAGACAGACCCCTCAGTTCATTTCTGATGGGTACCCACTCTTCGACAAGTTTTTAGAGTATTATTACAAATCACAAGAGAAGACGGGTTTTGGTCAGAATATATTAAATAACTTCCTTCAATATCTTGATATTGATAAATTGGATGTTAGTATCTTAGGTGGTGCAACAAAGGTTGTTGAAGCAGCAGATTTAGACGATACGGATATAATTGTAGAGAACGTAGATAATTTCTTAGATAATAACGGTAGTGTAATGATAGGAGATGAAATCATCTTCTATGAGAAGGCAGTTGCTTCTCCAAGTATTGCACTTTCACCAGGTATTTCATATGAGCAAGTAAAACTTAAGTGGATTACCCTTGCTAATATCATCCAAAGCTTTGATGGTAATACCAAGAGGTTTGCTCTAACATCCCAAGATGCTCCTGTAGCACCTCCAAGTGCTCAACACCTAATAGTAAAGGTATATGGTGAGGTACAGGTACCAGGCGTAGATTACACTATAGATGGCACTAATGTCGTATTCAGTGTTGCACCAAGGACTAGACTTGCATCAGATGATACAACAGCAACATCTATCACATATCTCAATGGTTTTATTGAGAATAGTATTGTAGCATTAGATAACATTTCATCTTCTTTTGGAGATGGTAAGAAGACTTTCCAAACTACAGTTGCAAACTTAGCATATTCACCGATTGTAGACGAATATGTGCTTGCAATTTATGATAATAGACTTTTAGTACCAAAATCAGATTTTACCTTTGATGGCACTTATATTACTCTAGGATTTACTCCTATTGCTGGTAGAAGATTAGATTTATTCTCAATTGAGGCACCAATACCTGATTTTGGTACTGCTGCTGTTGGTTTTGCTCGTGTTGATGCATTAGGCAATTTAAGCTCAGTTGAAGTTAATAATAGTGGTAAAAATTATAGATTTGAGTATCCACCTAAAGTTACTATCAAATCTGAAGTAGGTAGTGATGCTTCTGTGAAACCATTGATTAATGGTGTTAAGTCTGTTTCACTACTAACAGGTGGTGCTGGATATTCTACAACTAACCCTCCTGTTGTACAGATACAGACACCAACTAAAGAAGGTAGTACTGCAGCCACTGTTACTGCTACTGTTACTGATGGTGCTGTTACTGGTCTTGCTGTCACCAGCAGTGGGTCAGGATATACCTTTACTCCAAGATTAACCTTTGTTCAACCTGGTGGAGCTACATTAGGCACTCCTACCATTACTTCTGGATCCTTTGCTGCTGCTCCGACTATTACTGCTCAGGGATTTGGATATACTACACCACCAGCCATCTATGTTGATGAGCCTACTGGTACAAACCCAATTAAAGCATCATTCCAGACTGTATTAACAAATGGAAAGGTTACAAGCATAACTGTCTTAAATGCTGGTCAAGGATACACATCTGTACCTAGAGTTGCAGTTATTGACCCAGTTGGTGCTCAAGTATTAACCACAACGGTTGATGGTGATGGAAGAATCACTGATATCGAATTATTGAGTGGTGGCGGTGGATATGAAGATATTCCATCTGTTTATATTGTTGATGAGAGGACTTCAAACCCAGGAACTGGTGCTACTGCTACTGCTTCCATCTTTAACGGATCAATTACTGATATTAATATAACTGCTTTTGGATCTGGTTATTCTGCTGCTGCACCTCCTACTATTTTCATTCAACCACCTCCACATGCTTCTGCATCTGTAGATATTGGTTTAGGTGAGGTAACTGGATTTAATGTAATCCAATCTGGTAAGAATTACGAGAAGTGTCGTCTTACTGGATGTGCTAGAGCTGCTAGTGGTATTAAGGAATATACTGAAGAAGGTAATGCAGTATTCTCTGGTGACACTCTTGCTGCTGCACATGCTGTAGATTCTTCAGTTAAGTGTCTTGATGCACTATTTGTTAAGAGATTGCTTGATAAGTATACAGAGCAATTCCTTCCTGATGTTCCTCAGTTGGATTATGACAGTATTGATGTAAGAAGTGCTATTAAGAATATTAAGACCTTCTATTCAACAAAAGGCACATCATTTAGTGTTGCTTACCTCTTTAAGTTACTATATGGTGAAAATGTAAGTATTTCATATCCAAAAGACCAAATTACTAAGCCATCTGCTGCTACTTGGTCTATTAACACAATTCTGCGTGCTACACTTGTTTCAGGTAAGCCATCAGACATTCAAGATGCTTTAATTCAACAGGTTGCTGATATTGCAGACCCTAATATTAAAGCAGCATCTGCATTGGTTGAAAACTATATTTCAATTAAAACTTCTGACCTAGAGATATTTGAATTAGTCCTATCAGAAGAAACTATTCAAGGCACATTTATTGTACCTTACAAAACAAAACTCGCTGAGCCTCTTACTGCTACCAGTGACATTATAACTGTTGACTCTACTATCGGTTGGCCAGAAAGAAACGGTGAAATCGTTATTGGTGGATTAGAGACTGTAAGATATAAAGAAAAATCATTAAACCAGTTTATTGAGTGTACTAGAGCATCAAATGCACAAATTTGGGACTCTGCTACAGAAGTTAAGTCTAATTTCGTAGTTTACCTCAATAAAGGCACATTACAAGAAGTTGTGATGAATGTGGTTGGTATCGTTGATGCTAATCAAACTACATTGACTGATACAGGTTCTTACTACCTACCAGGAGACAAATTAACCGTTTCTAAGTTGGGAGGCACATCTATTACTCCTCAACTTACAACTTGGTTGTATAACGTTAAAAAACTCATTAATGTAACTAGCATTGCTTATGGTGGTGTTAATAACCAGTCTGCTACAGTTACTTGTGCTAACCCTCATGGATTATTGGTTGGAGACCAAGTTACAATCTATGGTGCAAACCCAATTCTTTATAACGGAAGTTTCCTAGTCACATCAAGGGATTCTACAACTGTATTCCAATATCAATTACCTCAACCAGCACAAGTTGTGCCACAGGGTAATATTCTAATTTCAGTTGACCTTAACAAAGGTAAGTCAACTAATAGTGCAATTGGTAATGCTATTGGACCTTATACTACTAACGTCCAGAATACATTTTTCAACACCAGTTATGTTTATGTTGCATCTACTGGTATTCCAAACTATGAGATAGGTCCATTCCCTGGATCTGCTCTACTTCCAGGTAACCAACGTAAATTAAACAGATTTGCGTTAACTCCTACTACTATTTCGACTAAGACTGATATTGTCCCAGGTCCAATCGGGACATGGGTTAATGGTGTATCTATTTGGTCTTATAAGTCAAAAACAACTAAAACTTTCGGTGCTGTAACTTCCATTAGCATTACTAATGCTGGTAGTGGTTATGATGCTGCTTCTCCTCCTGCAATGACCATTTCTGGAGGTGCAGGATCTGGAGCTGCTGCAACTGTAACGGTTGACGGTGCAATTTCTGCTATTGATGTATCAGCAGGTGGTACTGGTTATACATCTTCACCTCTTGTTTCTATCGTTGGTGGAGGTGGCTCAGGTGCTGCTGCAACTGCGATTATAACAAAGGGTGTTGTTTCAAGAGTACTAATCAACTCTGGAGGAAGTGGATATACTTCTCAACCAGAAATCACTATTGTTGGTGGTGGAGGATCTGGTGCTACTGCTACTGCATCTGTTAGAGGTCCAATTAAGACCGTTAATATTACTACTGGTGGTGCATCTTATACCTCTAAACCTTCTGTAACTCTATCCTCTGGTAGTGGTGCTGTTGCTCAGGCAATTGTTAATAACGGAAGAATCATATCTATTGCTATCATTTCTGCTGGTAGTGGATATACTACTGCTCCTGAAGTAAGTATACAGGGTAGTGGATTTGGTGCTGTTGCAAAAGCAACGATTGACGTTGATGGTGAGAATGCTGGTAAAGTTACTGGTATCACTATCACTAACAAAGGTATTGGATATATCCAAGGTACAACAGTAATCAACCTAACTTCTATTGGTATAAATGCTACATTTACACCAAATGTATTTGAGTGGACTTACAACTTACAAGAGACATCTACGTTTGATACAGCAAAGGGTGCTGTATTTGAAGGATATAACGTACAATATGGTGGAGAATACTCTCACCTTTCTAACCCACAAAAATTAAGATATATTTTAGGTGATAACTTATACGAAGATGCATCTGGTGCAATTCTTGAGCAAGATGTACAGTTAACACACTCACCTATTATTGGATGGGCATTTGATGGTAACCCAATATATGGACCTTATGGTTACTCTGACCCAACTAATCAGACTTCTCAAGTTGCAAGATTAAACACATCTTATAGTCTTAAGACAAATCTAGTCTATGATGCTGTTTCAAACCCATATCCTGTAAGAACTGATGGTCCTTTACTAACTGATGAAGCTGCTGGTAAGTTTGTTGAAGACTATCAATATGTATTTGGTAGTGGTGACTTAGACCAGTATAATGGACGTTTCTGTAAGACTCCTGAATTCTCTGCTGGTAGATACTGCTATTTCGTTACTATCGATGCTGCTGAAGCAGGTAATCCAAAATTCCCTTATATTTTAGGACCAAGTTACAACTCTGTAGTTGATACTTGGAACCTAGTAGATGCTGCTGTCCAACAGAATATTCCTACTGGTGTTGTCCGTTATAGAGACCCTTATGAAAATGTAGATATTGATGTTGAGAGGACTCCAAATGCCTCTACAAACGCTCTAACTACTGAGTCTGGTGATACACTCCTATTTGACGCAGAAGATGAAAATAGAGATGGTATTATCACTCAAGATGAGATTGATGATCCAGAACAGATGTTTGAGGAATCACCTCTACAATTGTTTGATTACTTCCCTAAAGTAAGATTTGATTCTAAGGTTGATATTGAAGTTGATACTATTACTAAGTTTGAGGATGCATCTGTTACTGGATTTACTATTGAAAACCCAGGTATATCTTATCAGGTTAATGACCGTCTAATCTTTGATAATACTGATACTGATGGTAGTGGTGTTTCTGCTCGTGTTTCAAGAATTAAAGGTGAAACCGTTGAATCATATACTTATGAAACCCTTGATGGAGTTAACTATGGTATTCTAACCTCAGTTGACCCTCATAACTTACTTGCTGGAGATACAGTCTTTGTAGACTATACTCCTACGATGGATAATACAAATAAGACGTTTGTAGTCCGTCAATATAAAGGTATTGAAGAAGTTGTTGTTAATACTATTGGAAGTGGATATAACACAGACATTCCTCCTACTGTTATTATTGATAGTGATAGCGGTACTGGTGGATCTATAGAAGCAACTGTTTCATCTGTTGGGTCTATTGAATCATTCAAGATTTTAAATTCAGGGTCTGGATACACAGAGAATCCTCGTGTTATCCTTTCACATCCACAGGTCTTTAAGAAGTGTGATTACTATGCTTCATTAATCAGTAACAATGATTATGTTAAAGTTAATGATATTTACGTTAACACTAATAAGGAAGTATACGTTTGTGGTAAGACTAAGGATACATCTGGTAATGTTGTAGGTATAGTTGCAAAACTATCTGCTACTGGTGTTAAGGAATGGGAGAAGACATTAGAGTCTACTGCTCCTTCTGGGTCAGCAACCTTCCTAGAATTTAATAAGATTTACGTTGATGGTAATGATATTTGGGTTGCTGGTACTAATAGACCAAATATTCCTGTATTAGAAGCATATAACCCTGATATTATTCTATGTAAGTATATTGAGGCTGCTAACGGTTTAAGTGCTGGATTGAGTATTCAGAAGGCATATGCTGGTATTTCAGGTTCTACTAGGGAAGATTATGTAACTGCTTTAACTAAGTTGTCTAGCAGTCCTAATCGTTTCATAATGGGTGGTTATACTAATACCAACTCTGCTAATCCATTTGATGCATTCTTAGCAGTTGTTGATACTGCTGGTGCTTTTGTTGTTAAGAGGAAATTAGCTACTGCTGCTGGAAATGAGAAGATTACTGATATTACGATTGGTAGTGATGGTGCAGTTTACTTCACTATGGAGACTTCAACTTCAGCATCATCGAATGATATTAATGTATCCCTTGGTAAGGCAACTGTAGGAATTAATGCAATTACTGTTGATTGGATTAAAGAAATAAGCAATACTCTATATTCTTTCCAAGATGCTAGTGTATGTTTTGATGAATATGATGAATTCTATGTCACTGCTACATGTAGACTTAAGTCTGATGATGTAACTAAGGATAGTTTCTGGGTTGGTAAGTTTACTAATGCTGGTGCTGTACTTTGGAATAAGAGATTTGTTGCTCCTGCAAGAGATATTGTAATGGTTGGTAAGAGTAAGATTGATATCTTCGGAGATCTCAACGTTGCTTATACACATTCTGCCTCACAGGTTGATGGTAAGAAGATGGTCAACACTGCCAAGATTAAGTATAACGGCACGATGTTGAATCATACTAGCAATGAGCTTAGAGTTGCTACTAATACTACTAATACTATTGAAGGATTTACTGCACATTCATTAGATGTTGACCAATCAGGTGATGTCCATATATTTGGTCAGGCATCTCATAATAGAAACGAATTTATATACGACTTTGCAAGTAATGGTGTAGCTGATATAACAGGTCATTATACACTTGTTACTGGTGCAACTACTAACTCTGTCACTCTCGCTGATAACATGGCGAAGATATATGGATATAACCCTGCTGGAAGTAATAGTTCTTGGGTTAATGCATATCTCTCTGTATCTAATACACAATTAGGTACAAAACTAGGTGATGACTGGACTCTTGAATTCTTCATCCATAAGAAATCTACTGAATCACAGACTCTATCTCAAGGTTTCCAAACTCTTGTAGGTATTGGTGGTGCTCAAGATGCAACTGGTGGACTATGGTTAGGATATAATACTTCTAACGGTAAGTTAACTTTCGTTGTAACTAACAGTACTACTACAATCGCTGCTGGTAGTGCTATTGAATCTACTCAGACAACAATGTATGCTGATAATACTTGGCAGACAATTGGAGTAAGTAAGAATGGTAACGTATTTAAGGCATACGTTAATGGTATTGAAGTTATATCAGGTAGTCAGTCAGGTACTTCACTCGGTAATAAGACACTTTACTTTGGTAACCAAATTGGTTTTGGTAGTGGTGCAGCAGACTTCTCTGCTGGTAAGCAAGGACAATTCTATATTGATAACATTAGATTGAGAAATAGAGCAGTTGTTCCTTCAGTTCCTTCTGATATTACAACTCTACCTCCAGTAGCAAGTTATGGATTAACATTTGACTGGGTAGATGATGCTTGGTTTACTAATCATCTTAATAAATTTGATTATATTGATTATAATGCTGTTGGATTTAAGGTTGATAAGAATGCTGATGCTGCAAGAATAGGTACTCTAACTACATTTACAAATACTCAACTTTCTCTAACAAGGGCTGCTATATCTCCTGTTGTTGGATCTACTTTAACTCTAGGTAATGTTGGATTATCCTTGGGTGATGCTGGATTCCAGTCACTAGATTATGATGATGCATCTGTATCATATACTGAAGCAACAGAGTCTATGACTTATGCTCAGGATACTTGGTCATCTAGGACAGGTACAGTACCTTCTCCTGGTTCTACTAAGGTTAAGGCAACTGCTGTTGTTAAAGACCGTTACTTCTTTAAGGTAACAGATACTTCTAAGATTGATAATATACAAGAATTAACTATCAACCAATCATTCAGCTTTACTGTTGGTGCTAAGTTGATGCTCAAGAATGGTAGCACCTTTGTTAATAGTGGTTATATTACCAGTATTGATAGTGCTAATAATAAGATTTACGTTGCTGTAAACAATAATAGTTGGAGTAATGATACTGCTACAGGACAACTTACTACAGAAAGATTTGACGAGCAGTCAACTTATGGTATTCGTGGTCCTATACCAAATGATATCAACGAAATTACTGGATATACATTTGCAGAGGTTAATAACACAACCCCTGGTACATTCGATATCAACCTAGACAAGTATAACTTAGATGGTACTTATAATGCTGCTGGTGGTCAAAACCTTGATGGATTTGCTAAGTTTAAGGCATGGTCTGGTACTAACTATACTGTAAGAATTGATGAGGTTGCAGCTGGGTCAACATACATTGTTGGATCTGTTGTAGATGTCCCTGCTGGACAAACTTCATTTAATGCTGCATACAGCACTTTACAGATTACTGGTTTAACTGCTGTATTAAAGATTACTGTTATTGCAAATCTGGAGAAGATTCTTCAAGTTTCTTCAGTTGCTAATAGCGACCAAGTTTATGTAATTACATCTACAAGTCATTATCTTAATTCTGGTGAAATGGTTTATGTTGATGGTAACCCATCACAGACATATAACTCTGTAGTTTATGATGAATATGATGGTGCATTCTTTGTAGATAAGATAATTAGTGTTAAGGAATTTACTTACAAACTACCACAAGCAGCAGTAACTGATCCTGCTACAACTGCTGGTAATGTTAGCATCTATGTTAAGTCTCCGACTCTTAAGATGTTTTATGGTCATCAATATATCTTTGACCTTAGTCACTCATCTCTTGTTGGTGGTAACTTATCATTTGCTAAGGATAGTCTATACAAACTTGAATATTCATTCAACTCTATTGAAAGAATTGGAACACCTGGAGTAACTGGTCAAGGTGTACCTTCTCCTTCAGTTAAATTTAAAGTTGATGAGGATGTTGTTACTAATATTTCGTATTACTTCGACCCATCTAGGACTACATCTGCTACATCTCCTGTAATTCCAGGAAGTTATCTTGATGTTGTAGATTCTCCTTATAAGGGTACATTCGCAATTACATCTACTTCTGGTAAGACAATTACTAGAGGTGATGATGCAATGCGTTTCATATTGGCAAATGAGCCAGAAGCTGCTGCTGAAGTATCTCCTTCTAGTTACTCAACAAGCTCTGTTAAGGCAGTTGGATCTATTTCTGCAATTCGTATTGTTAACTCAGGTGGTTTCTATACTAGATTACCTATTATTAGTAATATTGAATCAACAAGAAAGATTGAAAGGGTTGATGTTAAGACACCAGGTACTGAATATGCTGTAGGACAATATGCTGGAGTACCTATTGCTGGTGATGGAGAAGGTGGTTTAGTTTCTATTACAGTTGAAGATGGCACTGATGCTGAAGGAGTAACAATTCCAGGTCAGATTAGTGGTGTTGCTGTTACTTCTCCAGGTAAAAATTATACTACTGCATCTATTGATATTGACTCAATACCTGGCATTCTTGGTAGTGGACTAACTGGTTCTGGAGCAGAATTAGTTGTTGTCATTCCTTCCTCTGGTAGTGGTGCATCTATCTTTACTAAGGGTGATAAGGTTGGTAAGATTAAGAAACTTAAGAATAATAACTTTGGTTATGATTATCCTCATGACTATACTTTACGTCCTGAGATTACATTCCCACTCAACTGCCAATTAACTAGCACATCTATACTTGCTAGTATTACAGTTACTGACCCAGGTTCTGGATATTCACAAGCACCTGCTGTTGTAATTACAGGTGGTGGTGGATCTGGTGCTGTTGCTGAAGCATCTATTAAGAATGGTAGATTAGATAATATTATAGTTAAGGATCCAGGTGCTGGTTATTCATCCACACCTACGATTGCCTTAAGGTCTGCATTTAACTATGTTGTAAACCTTGACTTAGGATTACTACAGTTTGCTTTCCCACATGGTATTGTAAATGGATCTCCTATCACATTAAATGTGGTTGATACTGGAGATGGCGTAGACTTCCCATTAGCAGCAGGTGCTATTGGTAGATTGAATTCTTCTACTACTTACTATGCTATTGCTGGAGCAGCAAACTCCTTAGAAACTGACCAGTTGAAACTGGCAATTACAGCGTCTAACGCTGCTTTAGGAGATGCAATTAGTTTCGTTAACGCAGGTACTGGAAGACAGCAAGTATTGACTGAATCCTTCGGTGGTGCTGCTACTGCTAACGTTGCAACTTCAGTCTTTGATGAAGGCGAATTGGTATATCAAGGTGATACATTTGCAACTTCAACTGCTACTGGATATGTTTCTGAAAACAATGGTTGGCAGATTGGACCTAGAATCCTTAAGATTGTTGACTACACTGGTGATTTCATTGAAGGACAAAAGATAACTGGTGTTATCTCTAAGTCTTCTGGTGTTATCTCTGACCTTAATATTGCTAAGGGTGTCCTAGAAATTGGGTCTATCACTCAAACTACAGGTCAATTCATTGATGACGTAGGTAAACCTTCAGAAATCATTCAGAAGATTCAAGACTCCTACTACTATCAGGACTTCTCTTATGCAGTCAACTCTGCTACTTCTATTAGTGAGTGGAAAGATATTCTACTTAGAAATGTCCACCCTGCATCATTTAAGGTATTTGGAGAATTAAACCTACAAGAATATGGGTCAATTCCTAACAAGGAGACTGCATTCCAGTTAACTAAGTCAGTTGAATTGGCACAATCAGCAATTGTTCCTAATATTCAAAACTTTGCTCTAGTCGAGCCAATATATCAAGAATTTAATAACACTGAGGTATTATTCAGACAGAAACGACTAACATCTTCTGAGAATATCTTGACTTCTGTTGTCCAGAGAATCGATGACATTTCACAACTATTTGACGGTGAGAGAATAGCATTCCCTCTAACAGTTTCTGGTTCTAACGTTGTTGCAAACGCAAACCAGTTGATGATTATCCTCAATGGTATTGCACAGACTCCTGGTATTTCTTTCCAAGTCCAGAGTGATAACATTGTATTCAGTGAGCCACCTCAACCACCTGCAAGTGTTAAGTATGCTTCTGTAACTGTTACACAGATTCCAACTAAGAAATTCACCTTTAATAATATAAGTGGTATCTTCCCAACAGCAGGGCAGTATGTAACAGGTACTACTTCTAGTGCCAAGTTTAGAGTAACTTCTGTTGTTGGTAATGATATCAACGGTTATATCACTGAAGGCACATTTGTTGTTGGTGAATTGATGATTGTTAGTGCAACTGGATTCTCAGCAAACCTAGCAACTCAAACAGACGTTGTTAACAACGGTCTATTCCTATTTGGTGAGGTAGTTACTAACTTTGAAGGTAATACTGCTAAGGTTGAAGAAATTAACCTAGCGAAAGGACAAGAGACTCCTTTAGCAAAACTACGTTATACAATCGGTCAATCTACAACTTCATTTGAAGTCGTACCTGTAACTGGTGCTCCTGCTGCTTTACCTGCTGGAACATTCGTTGCTACTAAGAATTACCAGTTTGGTTCTGAAATATTCCTAGTTAACAGTATTACTGATGGAGCAGAGTCAACAACTCTTGGAGTAACAAGAGCACAAGTTGGTACTGCTGCTAGTGCTCAGTTAGAGGATACTCCATTATACGGCACTGACATTACAATTACCAATTCTCTAGTCTTGAGTAAGACAACTGGTACTTATCAGTCTACTCCAGGATTATTTGATATTCAGTTGAGTGATGTTATCATTGCTGCTGGATCTGGTGTTGTTGCTACAGTTGCATCTACAAGTCCTTATCAAGACCCTGTAACTAACGAATTTATTAGTCAGGTCAATATATCTGAAGGATCATCATTCTTCGGTCTACTATTCAACAGAATCGCATCTCAGACTTATCCAAACGTTGTTTTAGATAACATTGCTGAGTCTCAGATATCTATTGTTGACTTTACTGATAACCTAACAGCATTTGACTCTAAATTCCCTGCTAATGAGTTAATTAATAACTACGTTATTAAGACAGAAAATATTCTTGGCACATTCCAAGAAAACGAGTTTATTAGAAATTATAAGATTGATTATGGTAATAACAGTGGTACATTCTTAGAGAATGAGCCAGGATTCATTAGAAAACTTACCTTCACTGATAAGCAAGGTGCTGGATTCTTTAACCAAGGTAATATAATTAGGTCTAAGACTTCTAAGGCAGAAGTTATTGGATATAATCAAGCAAGAAGCACCATCTACCTAGGTAAGATGGCAAGGTCAACTGCTAATGGATCTGACTTCCATAGCGTTACATTTAAAGGTGGAGCACAATTAGATACTGCTCAGAAGAAATTTGGTACAGCATCTCTATTACTTGATGGCACAGGTGACTATCTAACTATTCCTACAAACCAAGAATTTGGATTTGGCACTTCTGCTATTACTATTGAAGCATGGATACGTCCTGCTAACGTAACTGGAGAGCACACTATCATTGATACTAGGACTGGATCTGCTACAGACACTGCTCTTAGACTCTATACTGACGGCACAGCAATTAAGGTTGATGTAGGAAATACAACGGTTGCTACTGGTGGAACAGTTGCTATAAACACTTGGTATCACGTTGCTGTTACTAAGACTGGCACTTCAACTAAGTTATTCTTAGGTGGCACACAAATTGGGTCTACCTTCTCTGACAGTAACAACTACGGATCTACTAAACCAGTTAATATCGGTGCTGACTACGTTGGTGCTAATGCATTCAATGGTCATATTGATGAAGTAAGAATTTCAACAACTGCAAGATATACAGGTGCTTACACTCTACCAGCTGGTATCTTCCAAGGAGACGATAATACAAAACTACTATACCACTTTGATGGTGTTGATGCAGCGACTTATATTGATGACTGGTCTGGTACTGGATCTTGGGTAGATGGAGATTACTTTAATAATGATGCTATTCTTTCTACTAAGAGAAAGACAGGTGGTAACCTATCTGCTCATAGTCTGAATACTCACAGATATCTTAATGCTGCTGATTTACTTCTTAGCAATAAGACATTCCTCGCTAAAGAAGTTGTATGGAGATTGGAAAATCAATCACCATATTCACCATTCAGTGTCCTTAGTGGAAGTGTTAATTGCTCAGATGACGTTGATGATATAATCGAAGCCCTAGTAAAAGATTTAAGAAATGGTGGTAACAGTTATCTTTGGGATGCTGCTGCACTCTATGTTAATAGAGATGTAACTCCTATCACTGTTAATCATATTGAAACTGAAGTAGAAGAAACAATCTGGGTACATGAAGAGTTATCTAAGTTAGCACAACAAATCATAACCAACCAGTTTATTCAAGTATTAGGTGATCATGGATTGACTCAGGTTACTGATACAACAATTACTGATTCTACCAACGCTTCTCTATCAACACTTACTCCATCAACAGGAACTTACGATACTTCAACTGGAGAATTAACTCTAACTAAAGCATCACATGGTCTTACTGCTGGTGTAGCAATAACTGCAACTGGAGCAACCTATGATGCTGAAACAGGTATTATGGTTGTTACATCTAACGGTCATGGTTTAAATCCTGGCGATAAAGTTAAGATGGAAGATGGTGCAGTCACATTTACATGTGATATGGACGGTAATAAGTCTGAGCACGCTTATCCTAGAGCAGATGATCCTGCATCAGAGAAATGGATTGAAGTTGGTGTAGTCTCAACAAATACTTTTGAAATATTCGTTGGTAAGAAACCTCTAGTTGCTTACAAACCAACTGCTGCTAGTTACGATGCTGCAACTGGTTTAATGGCATTAACAATAGGTGACCATAACTTCTCTGCTGGTCAAACTATTAAATTGGCAAAGGATTCGCTCAAGTTTACTTGTGCGATGGATGATAATAATTCAATTAAGTCTTATCCAAGGGTAACTGACCCAGTATATGATGAAGCAATACCTATCAAGTATGAAGGTACTCCATATACTCCTACTGGTGCAATCTATACACCTACTACAGGTCAAATGGTTGTTACCTTAATAGGACATGGATTTGCAGTTAATGACCAGGTTAAACTTTCTGCTGGTGCTGTAAGTTTCAGTTGTGCTAAGGATAATAACAAGTCTGATCATTCATATCCAAGAGCAACAGACCCAGTTGCTAATAGTTGGATAACAATTTCTGCTGTAACTGTTAATACATTTACAATCGACGTTGGTAAGTCTCCTGATATTTCTGCTCATACTTACTTAAGATGGGATTATAACAGTGTAGTTAAGAAAGATACTACAGTACAACTTGACGTTGGTAAAGCACCATTAATACAACACGACGTTTCTGCTGCTGCATATACACCTGCTACAGGTGCTATGGATATTACTATTGGATCACACAACTTATTAGTTGGTGATAGTATTAAGATTGCAGATAACGGACTAACATTTACATGTGCTCAGGATAGTAACGCTACAAACCATACCTATCCAAGGACAGACATTCTTAATCATACAGCAACTGGTGCAACTTATAACCCAACAACAGGTGTTATGAGTCTCACTGTTAATGGTCATGGTATGTTAAATGGTGATTGGGTTAAGTTAGACGCTAACTCATTGACATTTACTTGTGCTGCTGACTCTAATGGCACTAACCATACATATCCAAGAGCAACAGACCCAATTGCTTCTAAGTGGATTAAAGTTTCTAACGTATCAACAAACGCATTTGATATACAGGTATTAGATTCTGCACCTTCCACTAACACTTCTGCTCATACATTTGTATCAGCAACTACTAATGGAATCAAACAGAAGAAAGACAGAGCATACGATACTGCAATTGAAGTTACTGGAGTTGGTACTACAAACCTAACTGCTGCTTCTGGCACAACTTATAACCCATCAACAGGTGTCCTTTCTATTACTGCTGCAAGTCATGGATTGACTGGTGCTACACAGCACACTCCAACTGCTGCATCTTATGTTCCTACTACTGGAATATTAACAGTTACACTTAGCAGTCATGGATTCTCCAACGGTGACAGAATACAAATCGTAGACAATTCATTGACTATGACTTGTGCTAAGGATAGTGATGCAACATTCCATACATATCCTCGCTCATCTGACCCTGTATCTGGTAAGTGGTTACCAATTACTAAGATTGATACTAATACATTTACAGTTAACGTTAATAAGTCACAAGACCTTTCTACACATACCTTTATCTCTTGGGCATCCAATGGATTGCTTAGAGCAAGAGACATGGTTAAGTTTGATGCAGATTCATTAACATTCACATGTGTTAAAGATAGTAATGGTAGCAACCATACATATCCTCGTTTAACTGATCCTCTTGCATCACAATGGGTACCTGTTACTAACGTAGCAACAAACACATTTGAAGTTAACACAGGACCATCTACTTACACTGGTGCTCATACATTTGTATCTGCAACTTCTAACGGAATTAAGAAGCAAAGTGGTGTTATCTCAATTAACGTTGGTATCTCTTCCAATACTACAACTCACGCATTTGTATCTGCTACTGCTGGTGCAATTAAAGCGGGTGGAGTTTATGCTCATACATTCAAGAATGCAGATAATACATATACACCATCTACAGCGTCTTACGTCCCTGCAACTGGTGTCTTAACACTAACCATTAACGGTCATGGATTTGCTAACGGTGAGTGGGTTAAGATTGCTGATAGTGGAATCACATTTACTTGTGCTCAAGATAGCAATGCAACAAACCATGCATATCCTCGTGCTGCTGGTGCAACATTCACAGCAACAACTGGTACTGCATACAACCCATCAACAGGTATATTAAGCATCACCACAACTGCTGCTCATAACTTGGCAAATGGTGATGAGATTAAGATTGCTAATGATTCATTGACATTCAGTTGTGCAATGGACGGCAATACAGTTAATAAGACATATCCTCGTGCTTCTGACCCTGTAAGTGCTAGATGGCTCAAAGTTTCTAACGTAGCATCCACAACATTCGATGTCCAGGTATTAGACATCACTCCTTCTTCTAACACTTCTGCCCATACATTTGTATCAGCATCTGCTAGTGGTATTCAAACTAGAGACCCTGCTTCTGGCACATGGTTGAAGATTTCTAACGTTGCTACAAATACATTCGATGTTAATGTAACTCCTTCTTCTAATACTTCTACTCACGCATTTGTAAGTGCTATTACTGGATGTGTTAGCAGAGCAGTTATGATGACTGGTGGAGACCATGCTCATACATTTGTCTCTGGTAAGACTAATGCATTCCATAAGGATGGTTCTTACATCACTCTTGATAAAGAATCACTCACATTTGAATGTGCTTTAGATGAGTTTGCTTCAGAGCATTCATATCCAAGGACAACTGATCCTTTCTACAATAAGGCATTACCAGTTGTTAAATCAACTACCAATACATTTACAGTTAATGTTGGTCAGTCAACTCAAGGTGACGATTATATTCCATATACTCCAACTGCTGCTACCTATACACCATCAACAGGTGTTATGGTATTAACAATTGGTTCTCATAGTCTTTCAACTGATGATTTCGTTGAGATTGAAGATAATTCATTGTCATTCAAGTGTGCAATGGATAATAACCAGTCTACTAAGACATATCCTCGTCCTGCACATGATACAAGAACTTCAGGTAAGAGGGTTGCTGTTACTGCTATTGGTTCAACAGACCATACTCCAGCATTCGCAGCATACAATCCAACTACAGGTGTTGTAACAATTACTATTGATGCTCATGGATTCACTGCTGGTGAGAGAGTTAAACTTGATGCTGGTGCTTTAACCTTCACTTGTGCTCAAGACAGTAATGCTACTAACCATGCATATCCAAGGACTACTGACCCAACTTACGGTAAGTGGTTACCAATTAGCAATGTAACTACAACTACATTTGATATACAGATTGGTCCTTCACCTAATACTACAGTCCACAACTGGGTATCTGCTACTACAAACGGATTGAAGAAACAGAATGGTCAGATTACAGTTAACGTTGGTACTGCTGGCACAAACGCACAATTTACTCCATCTGCTGCCACTTACAATGCAGTAACTGGTGACATGACACTGACTATTGGTCAGCATGGCATACAGGTTGGATCTAATATTGTTATTGCTAATGATTCATTGACATTCAAGTGTGCAATGGATGGATCAACTGCTAACAAGACTTATCCTCGTGCTACAGACCCATTCGGACAAAGCAAATCTATTCGTGTTGATGAAGTAGGTTATACTTCTAAGACTGCAACTAACGTATCATACACACCAGGATCTGGTGCTATGACAATTACAGTACCTTCTCATGGATACTCTAATAACGATTATATTCAAATCGTTGAAGGGTCTCTAGTAATGAGATGTGCTCTTGATGGTAATCAGACAGACCATGCATATCCTAGAAAGACAGACCCATACTACGGTAAGTGGTTAAAGATTTCTAACGTTGCTACAAATACATTTGATGTTAATGTTGGTATATCTTCTGATACAACAACCCATTCATTCGTTTCTGCTGCCACTGATGGTATTAGAAAGCAGAGTGGTGTAATCACAGTTAACGTTGGTAAATCTCCTGCTATTGGTTACGATGTAGATGCTGCATCCTTCGTACCTGCTACTGGACTTCTAACAGTAACAATTGGTGAGCACAGTCTCACTACAGACCATAAGGTTAAGATTGCAAACAACTCTCTAACATTTACATGTGCTCAAGACAGTCATGGATCCAACCACACATATCCTCGTGCAAACGGTCAAGGTGGTGCATCTGCTGACGATCCAGCATACGATGATGCTGTAGCGATTACTGCGGTAACATCAACAACTATTACTCTAAACGTTGGTACATCCTCCAACACAACTGCACATACTTTCGTAAGTGCAAACAGTAACTACACTGCAACTGGTGCAACCTACAGTCCAACTACAGGTCTATTGACATTGACTGTTAATGGTCATGGATTCGCTAACGGTGAAAGAGTTAAGATAGCAGACAATTCATTAACATTCACTTGTGCTAAGGATAGTAATGCTACTAACCATACATATCCAAGACCAAGTGATCCTGTATCTGGTAAGTGGTTAACTGTTTCTGGAGTTACTTCAAATACATTCCAAGTACAAGTATTAGATTCACTACCTTCTACAAACATTTCTACTCACGCATTTGTATCTGCTACTGCTAATGGAATCAAGAGAGCAGTAATTCATACAGGTGGTGATTATGCACATACATTCCAAAGTGCTTCTTCTAATGCAGTTTCTTACACTCCAGATTCTACTCACTTATTTGTAAGTGCTAGAGGTGGTGCAGTTAAGAAATGGTTGCATACTCATAAGTGGGTTAAGGCAGTTGCTGATTGTGTCAAGATTCTTGGTTATAACAATAGTGATTGTTCAGACGTACAATCTACTGTTGATAACTTATTATCTGTTATCATCGATACACTGATTGAAGCAAATCAGGCAGTCGCTGTAGACCATCTAGCAACTATTACAAAACTAACTCCAGCACATGAATATGTTGGTGCAACTGCTGATGCATTCTTAGCAATACCATTTAACATTGATGACATTGCTACTGGTCTTGCTTATACAAGAAGAGTTGACCTGGCAACTAGAGATAGATTTAGAGATGCTGCTGACCTAATTCGCCTCAACCGTGGTCCTATCGTTGATAAGGCTTCTGCTGACATGCTTACTCGTTATCCAGAGTTAGTACTAGGAATGCCTAGAAACGCTGATGCTAGTGGTGCTGGTACTTTACGTTGTAAGACTGACCTTGGAATTATCTTAGATGCTATTGCAAATGACATCGAAGATGGTGGTAACTATAATACTTTAATTGCAGTTAAGAATTACCTTGGAACTAACGATGAAATTCAACACGTTAGACTTCAATTACTTCAATCTCTATATGCACATAACAGACTTGGACTTTATGCCAAGCAAGCAGTAACAGGTGACCTAGACGATACCAATACTGATTCTGTTGTTATTGGTGATTGGGGTATTACTCAAGACACTGCTACTAACTTTACTCCTTCTGCTGCCACATACGATCCTTTAACTGGTGACATGGTATTAACCATTGGATCACATACTTTGACAGTTGGTAGGAAGATTAACATTGCTGCTGGTGGATTGAAATTCACTTGTGCAATGGACGGCAACTCTGCTGCTAAGGATTATCCTAGAGCAACCGATCCTTGGTATAACAAGAATATTTTAATTAAGGCAGTTGCTGCAACAACTATAACAGTTAACATTGGTGCATCACCTAGCAAATACTTTACTCCTACTGCTGCAACATACGAGCCTACTACAGGTGTATTGGTATTAACAATCGGTGCTCATAACTTAGCAGTTGGCACAGCAATTCAGATTGCAAATCAATCATTAACCTTCACCTGTGCTCAAGACAGTCATGGATCTAATAAACTATATCCTCGTGCTTCTGGACAAGGTGGAGCATCAGCTGATGACCCTGCATACAACGATGCTGTAGCAATTACTGCTGTTGATGATAATACAATCACAGTTAATGTTGGTACATCATCTAACACAACTGCACACCTATTTGTTACTGCTGCTGCTAA